ACTATATGTTCATCATAGAAATGAAGTTCATAATTTGTTGGTAAATGGTATCGAAAATGAAAAAATAGTTTTGGAAGATAGGAATAACACAAGAAAATTCAGCATTACAACGCGCAAACTCGCTTCAATTAGAAAATTCAAAGAAGGAAATAATAAAGACGCAAATCGTATAAAAAAGTTTAATGCTGCTTTTGAAAGACAACGCCAGACATCACAGGCTGGAAATAAAGATACGTATTCCATTGATTTTGCATACGATGACTTAAATGATGGCGTTTTTATTAATAAATCTTCGGTGGCATGGATAACTTTTAGAAATTAATTTTCATTCAGGTTTAAACAAAAAACACTATATTAGTTAAATGACGTTCTTTCCTGCACTTTATGGCAAAGATGCCAAAGGAAAGACTCGCATTTGGCAAGTCGAGGTCGTCAACGGAATGATTAGACGAACCACAGGTCTTATCGATGGAAAAAGATCCGTGACGGAACGCCCTCCAGATGCCAAACGCAAGACTCCGATCGATGAGCAAGCCGCGCAGATGTGGCGCAAGCAGGTCAAGTTGGGGTACATGGACAACGTACAATTGAGTTCCAAAATAGTCCTCAGACCCATGCTACTCTATTCATTTGGCGAGAGGTCCTACGGAATTGACGGAGATGTCTGCTTCCAGCCCAAGTTGGATGGTGTCAGAATGCTTGCTGGTTTTTCGGGCGGAGGTCTCTTATTACAGTCCAGGAACGAACAGAGAATTGAGCATTTGACCCACTTGGAGAAGGCACTGGAAGGAACGCTCGAAGAGGGCGAATTCTTGGACGGTGAACTTTTCTGCAAGGACATGGACTTCGAACAGATCACCAGTGCCGCCCGTGGTTCTGAAAGTCCCTACGCGCCCAAGTTGGAGTTCCACTGCTTCGACTACTTCCGTCTTCATAAACTGGATATGCCCTTCATGGAACGGTACGAGAGACTCAAAGAAACAATCAAGAAAATCAATCACCCAATGATCAAGATTGTTCAGGCGTTCCGCGGGACAGCCAAGGATGCCGACAAGTACCACGACAAATTTGTAGCCGAGGGTCACGAAGGGGTTGTGATGCGCGTGTCCGAAAGTCCATACCTCTTGAACCGAAGATCGTCCCAGTGCATCAAGTACAAGAAGATGATGACAGAAGAGTTTGAAATCGTGGGTGTAGAGGAAGCAGAGGGCAAGGATCGTGGGACGCCCATATGGATCTGCGAAACCGAAAACGGTGACACATTCAAGGCCCGACCCAAGGGAACCATGGAGAGCCGAAGGCAGTTGTGGAAGAATAGAGGGAAACTGATGGGGGAGATGCTCACCGTACAGTTCCAGGGACTCACACAAGACGGAGTACCCCGTTTTCCCGTGGCACTCGCCGTAAGAAATTATGAGTAACTAATATAAATGGTTTCATCCGAACAATTACATAGTCTGAGGTTGTCTCGTCCAAACTTGATGTTAATCCACGTGGGTTCTCAGACGCATTTTCAAAACTGCAGACTCCCAAATTCGATCAATTTTCCCATGACAGAGTTTGATAGGATAAACTCCATCCTCGCCGGTGAAAACGATCAGGAAAGAGTTGCCAAAAGATCTTACGAAGAAAGAGTACTTCGTGAACGTTCCGATCGTCTTCTATTGGCAAGGGGTAGGGTCATTGTCGCCACGGATGAAGCCAACAAGGCCAGGGTTGTAGAAAATGATGCTAGAATTGCACTAGAACGAGCGAGAACTCTGAAGAATATAGAACCAGAAGAGTTTGCAAAAAAATCGAATGAATATGATAAAGCGGCCAAACTAAAAATCATCAAAGAAACTGATTTAGAAAGGGCATTTCGCTTATATGACACCGAGGTAGCTAGGCAGAATGAACCCATCGTGATGCCAAAAACTGCCTCCGTTATAGTAGAAAAAAAGCCAGAGGAAGTCAAAAAGGTTACGTACATAGACGTCGAGAAACGAGGCGAGGGACTTTTTTCTGGCACGGGTCGAACGTTCCCTGGTTTTGACCAAGCCATCGTGCTATACGGAAACAATAAAGAGTCGTTGGTCGCCAATATGGCCAAGGTACATATGAATACGTATGGATTCACTAACATCTTTGTACTAGAGGATGGTCTAGAGGGATGGAAAGATAAGGGTCTTCCCACCGAGGGCAACTGTGACGTAATGTTAATTAGAGAATATATTAGATAGTAGAACAAATGACAGAAATTCGTGTTGAGAAACATGGTTTCGTACGTCTTGTCGATACAATGCCCAGGGAGGATCTTGACCACGCCATCGTTCAAGCCGCCCGAGTGTCGTATGGAGAAGGCACCAAGAGCGTCCGGAGCGACCGCGGACTGATTCGCTACCTGCTCCGTCACGCTCACACGACCCCCTTTGAGATGGTGGATTTCAAGTTTCACATCAAAATGCCCATCTTTCTGGCTCGGCAGCACATGCGTCACAGGACCGCCAGCATCAACGAGATTTCCGGAAGGTATTCACAACTTCCCGAGGAATTTCATGTTCCGACAGAGTTCCGTGGACAATCCAAGGTGAACCACCAGGGTTCCGAGGGGGTTTTGGAATCGTCAGAGTCTATGGTGCTTCTAAGGGACCAGAAGGCTTCGTGCGAACAGGCCTTTGATGTCTATCAGCGTCTACTCGACCACGGGATCGCCCGCGAGACTGCACGGGAACACTTGCCCTTGTCGACTTACACCGAGTTCTATTGGAAGATTAACCTGCATAACCTTCTTCACTATCTGCGTCTCAGGATGGACAGACATGCCCAACCGGAGATTCAGTTGTACGCCAATGCAATGTACGACCTGGTGAAGCCACTAATCCCAGCGGTCGCCGAGTCCTACGAGGACTACATTCTTGGTTCGATCACGCTTTCTAAAGTGGACCTCGCGAAAATAAAGCAAAATCTTCTTGATGGGAAACATGAACCCTACCCTTCACCGAGCGAGGAACAAGAGTTTTCAGCGAAGCTCCATGCTCTTGGGATTGTCTAGACTTGTTCGGTGGCTTGTATTTCTCGCCCGCCACGAGACTCCTTGGTTCATAGGTCTTCAGAGGAGGGATTGAGATACTAACGTGCGACTTTTTCTCAATCTTTTTGATTTTTTCAAGTTCTTCTTCATTTGAAGATGATACAATTCTTTGTATTCGTTCCCAATCTTCTTCACTAATTTCAGTTCCACCTATTTCGCTCTCTTTGAACCCAAACTCTAGATAAACTTCCACCCGTTCATCCAGAGTTTTGCCTTCGACTCTATTTAGTATTTCTTGATATTGTTTGTTTGTTAGTACGTGGTTCTTACATAGAGGCATTCCACACCCTTCCACGGGACACGGCGGATAATAACGACGAGTTGTCTTGCAACACAATACGTGACAAAATTCATCATCTTCGTTTATTCTTGCACTGGACACGTCGACAATTCTTCTTTTGCAGACTACACATTCGACTTTCGGGACTAGGCGCCGTAGACATTGATGATGTACATCGTGTCCGCATCGCGTGGATACTTTGCAAACAAAGGCAATTTCCTCGCCGCAGATGTGACACTCTGACATCTTTCTAAAAACTTAGTATATTTATTATTTAACGTTTCATCACGTGACCACATATCCTGCAGGTGATGAAGATGGTCATGGGCTCGTCGGCTGATCTGGTCTGCTTCTCTATATAGTGGGTCTTCATAGATTTGCACTTGCCACACTTGAACATGCCGTCGTCGTATTCTTCTGGCTTCTTCTCCTTGACCTCGACCTTGGGTTCGCTGTACCAGAGATCCCATATTTCCTTGGTGTCAAAGGTATTGGGCTTGAGTTCACCGGACTTGATTCTATCCAAGAAGCGCGACTTGTCGTTGTTGCGAATCGCGTATATCAAAGAACGCATTCTGCTCGTGTAGAGTGATCTGAATGCAGGATTTTTCCAATTGGCTCGCCTTTCGTCTTCATTTGGAATAATGGTAATGTTCTTGAATGGCTTGGGAGTTTCTATCATATAGTCTCCCAAGTTTGAAGACATGTGCTCGGAGAGTTTGATGTGTTCCGCCTTGAGTTCTTCGTTGGCGTGTTTCTTTTCCAGGAAAGACGTTCGTTCCGTTCTTTTCCAGCACTCGGGAGAGTTGATGAAGATTTCCCTCTGGATTTTGACAAGTTTTTCAAAGGTATTCTTGCGAACCTCTGTCAGTCGTTCTTTGATTTTTTCCATCTTTGTTGTGTGGCGTTTATTCAAGAGGTGGAGAAGACGTTTGAGAATTCGCTTCTTCCTGGATATATTGGGAAGAGGGATATACTCGTCCTTCGTGCCAATGAAAATTTTCGGATTGTACGCAAGTCTGGGAATAAAATAGACTTCAAGTCTTTTGGTGATCCGCGAGATCCCTTTCATTTCGTTTTCAATGTTGTCTATGTCCCTCTTGATAGCCTCGTGAAACCTCTTCAACCTAGCCTGATCTAATAGGCGTTTGGATACTTTTTTGATCGGGGACACAAACGTCTCACCGATCATATGATTCTTGATGGCGAGAATACGTTCCTGTTTTAGCACCAGGGGTGTCTTGACCTTGACCAGTCCGTTATCCGTGTGGGCGAAACGGTAGTTGCACTTGGCAAGATAGTCCGTCCACAATTTTGAGGTACACTTTTGAATCTCTTTTTGGTTGAGTTCTGTATAGTGTGTTGATAGTTCTTGGATGCTCCAGTTCTTGGCTCCCTTGGAAAGATGAACCGCCAGTGTGTTAGCCTTGGCGCCGCTCACCAGACCAGAGGTGATGAGTGCGTTGGTCGCGAGAGCAATTGCTTTCTGCTCCATTTTTGTAATTACCTGATCGGGTATTGTTTTTATTCCTGAATAATTATTTCAACTTTTTCACTTGTAGGGTTTGGGCGTTCCTAGTTCGTTTTACTTCATTGGGATCTTGACCGGGCTTGGTGGAGCTTCCCGCCTTCTTGTATGTCTTCTGGTGGAGATTCCAAAACTGAGGTGAACCTACTCGGAAATTCTTGTGAATTTTGGCCTTGTACCAGAATACACAGTCCTCAATCCGATTGGACTTGCTGGTGTTATCCAATACCAGAACCTCATAGTTCTCAGTACACGCAGTCATCACCTGGTTGAACATATCAAAGTTGGGAAAGATACCGAAAAAGGACTTGTATAACTTTTCGCGATTCTGGATGACATTCTCGCGGGCTATGAATACGTAGTCCACGTTAGCGCGGAGGTCGGGACTCAGGTCCATGCAGTACTGCATCGTCAGCATAAAAAATATCTTCCAGTGGCGTCCGTTCATGAAACACTGGCGGATACACGAGTCCTTGAGGAACTTTCGGTCGTACATACAGTCGTCCATGAGGATGAATGCACCAATGTCCCGTGAAGTCAACTCTGGTTTTCCCAGTGGAGGCTTGAGGTTCACCATCTTTCGCTGCCTGTCAATCACCCTCTCGATAATGTCTCTGTCGTATTCACCATAGATGAACAGATCCGGAATGAACTGCTGATACCAGTGATTTCCCTCTTCGGTCGCCGACATAACCACGCCCGCCGGGAGATGCTTTTTGTGATATAGGATATCCGTGACCAATGTGGATTTTCCAGTCCCTCGCTTACCAATGAACACACAGACCTTGTCGTCACCCATTGAAGCGGGATTGAATTTTTTGAGTTGAACGTTCATATCTACTAGTCTACACGCATTTTTTGAAATCTTTTTTTAACACATCATATTAGAATGCGGCTTGCCGTCACAGGATACCAAGATATTTTTCTAACCGGAGATCCCCAACAATCTTTCTATCAAAAAGTATTTACGAAACGTGCTGGATACACAACAGAGAATATACGCCTGGCATTTAATTCAGATATTCGTTTTGGTAAAACATCAATATGCACAATTGACAATGATATCTGTGATATCATCAGCAGATTCATTTTAAATTTCACGTTTAGAGGAACTCAAGTCGTTCCGCAAGATGCTGGTCATGCATTCATCGAGCGCGCAGAACTGGCGGTTGGTGGACAGACTATTGTTAGTTTGACTGGTGAATACATGGCTGTAATATCGGACCTTACGGACACACAGCGCACG